ACATACAACTGTATAGGGCGACCTTGTGATAACTTGTTAGGTATAGTCGCGTACGTGCTTACACTGATTCGGCTTATAGTAAGGTCGGCTTGTGTACTCGCGTTACCATTGTTGGTACGTATTTGGTGTTCAAGCAGATCAATAGTATCGGCTGGTAAAGCGTACCTAGACGTACCGGATACTAAGTTAATTGTACCCGAATCAATCGTCCACATGTTAATACCGCGGTTTTGCCACTCGATTGTCATCAAGTTCATGGACCGTCTAGCGGTGCGGAGATCATACCCAGACCGCATCTCACGGCCCGCGCGTTCCCATGCTTCTTCCGCGATCTCCGTGAAGTCCATATTAAACGCTGTGGTGCCTGATGTTGTCATTTCTTAGTCTTCCGTTTTGCAGGGGAGACCCGCCGTGGTTTACCTGCAGGTTGTCCAAGTCGTTTTTTCTCGGTGATTTTCTTGCGTTTTTCAGACGCTGTCATCTCGCCGCTTGTCTTAGGCGTTTTACTGGACACTTTCTTTGTTGGTCTACAGTAGGGTGTGCCTCGCTTTTCGCCTTCCTTACGTCCGCAAGCCTTACCAGTACGCACATCTTTCCAGTCCTCTTTGAACCAGCGTTTGAGTGCCGCGCCTTTTGCTGTCTTGCGAACCGCCATTATTTTTTACCCGCGGGTTTACGCTTACGATCTACCACGATCTTACCGCCGACCTCACGAACTTTCATTCCTGCGGCCTCTGTTTGCGCCTTCAACTGCGCATATTTTTCCGCTGCGGTGAGTCGCTTAACAGCCATGTCTACTTACCACCCTTTTTCCTGCACTTGGCAATAGCGCCACTCGCGTACGCACTCGGGAAAACTTTGTACTGTGCTTTCACCTTGCGGTAACACGCGTCCTTGACTGTACCGCCCTTCTTGTAACCTTTGCTACAAGAAGAACAGCCACAGCTCTCAGATTTGTAATACCTACGCATCAGCGCATCTTACAAACTTTGCCGCCACGAGCCATGCCGTAGCCGCGGATTTTACCGCCTTTTTTCATTTTGGGCATCAACTCCCCCTGCGCGGCTCTTTCGTTCATGTTGATATTGTCAGGGCTACGAGTGCTACCCTCTTCTACCATAGGAGCCATATTTTTAGGACGTGCTTTAGGGCGCATCTTCTTCATAGCGGCCATTTTTTCCATATCTTTTGGGCGCATTTTGGGGCGTGGAGAGGTCATAACGTCCATTCCGGCTTGGTATTTTTTCATCTTACGATTCCCTTGTAATTGTGTTTTCATCTGTGTACGCCCTATAGCCATCTAACAATTCCACTTTCGCAAGCTCTTGTTGATACGACTATCGGGATCATTTGCAGTTTTTGCGCTTGTGTTGCGCTTCTTCATACCCTGCATACGGGCGCAAAAGGACTTTCGACGGTTAGCCGCCTTAGAGCCTTTTTTAAGTTTACTGGGTTTGGTAGTTACCGCAGTCTTGAGCTTACTGCCGGGATTAGCTTTCCGATAGCTTGCAACGCCTTTAGCATTGAGGCCACCGGACTCGCTTTTACCCTCTTTGCGGGTCCACGCAGGAGACTTCTTAACGGAGCCGCCTGATTTGTAATAGCACCGCATAGCGCACCTCTAGCTATAAAATACTGTCATGGCGCTGATGTTGGTCATCGCCGTGATAAGCACGTCATCCTTACACCGCAGACCCCAATCAGGGATGTTAACGGAGTGAGAATCTGAAGCTAGAAAGTCAAGATCAAGGACAGTCCTGCCGCCGCTACCATCTGTAATAGTAAGACGCCCTGCGCCACCTGCTGTAGTCAGCACCTGAACCTGCCGGATGCGGGCTGGACCTACACCTAACGACGCTGCCGTTGTGACTCGTTTTGACTGTACGTCTGAATTAGACATTCGCTATCCCTTCTTTTTTGAAGGACGGCCACGTTTCTTAACAGGTTTATCTTCCCACGCCTCATTTACATCAGGTGTAGAAGGGTTGTCTGCTTTAAGTGTACCGTTCTCATTACGAGCACGAACTTTCTCGACGCCAATGCCCCGAGCTGCAAGTTCTTCTTTAGAAGCTGGTTTGAATCTACTCATAACCTAGCTCCTTATGCTGCTGCGATTGTGGCACCTGTGTCAGAACGCTTCCAGTTTGTTCCGTCAGAGAAAGCCAAAATTGCGGAGCCTGCGGCACCGTTTGAAACGTACACGATAGTACCTGCCCCAGCATCAGAGGCTGAAGGTGCGTTTGCTACTGTGTAAGTTGGAACAATAATATCACCAACAAAGCCGTTGGTAGAGGTCACTGGACCTGAAAAGGTAGTATTCGCCATGAATATGTCCTCACATGCGAGTTAAGTGAATCTGTCTGCATGTCGTCAGTCGGGCCTGTCAGATTCACGGGATAGTCCCGATAATTAACAATCTACCACCGTATAACGTGATATGTCAACAATAAGAAAAGGGGCCACCGAAGCAGCCCCCTCTTTTAACGTGTCACCTAGCTTATGCGCCGGGAGAACCGTAGATACCCAGTGGGTCAGAAACACCAAACGAGTAACGCTCACGAGCTTTGTAGCGGCTGTTGCCAGTATCAAAGTCAGCGTCCATCGAAGTAGCCATTGGGCTACGTGTGAAGTGCTTCAGGCCGTTTGGAACATCAGTCATCAAGAACCATGCGTTGGTGTCTGTCAGGTAGTGGTTGACAGTGTAACCTTCAGGGATTGACCCGTTGTTACGCAGTGCGTTGATGTCGTTGTCTGCTGTGCCTACACGACCCTCGGTATCCAACAAACGTGTTGCAACGAATTGCAGTGCTGGTGGGATAACCAATTTGCGTGGTTTAGCAGCGATCAACAAGCTACGCTCGTCAGTCCAACCTGCAATCTGAATAACAGCCGCTTCCAAGGAAGTTTCGTTAAGGTCAGCCGCAACTGTTGGACGGTTCGAGTTTGATCCACCAGAAACAAGTGGGTGCGCTGTTGAACACAACGAAACACCGTCACCGTATGTGGTGCCAGCGGCAAACGCATTGTTCAAGATAGACGCAGCTTTAACTTGCTTGGTGTACGCCATCGCACGAGCAAGTGCTTTAGTATAACGAGACGACAAGGAGTCATACAAGTTATCCTCAATAGCTTCCTCAGTGATTGAGAAACCCATTGCCACTGTTTCGTGTGTGTAGCGAGCGGACCATGCTTCTTGCGCATTGTCGTACTCGATTGCAGAGCCTTCGTCTTTGACTGGGGCTGCTGAGAAACCGGATAATTTGGTCTCTTCCTCAAACGAACGATCTGAGGACTCTGTTTCAAAAATTTCGGCGTGTTCTTCACCGTATTTTGCGTATTCCATTCCGAACAATGCGTTCAGGCCGGGGAGCAGCTCTTTAAGTAGCTGGGCGCGTGAAATAGCCATGATTTATTCTCCTTATACGCCAGTTGCGTTCTGATACTGGTGCATTCCCCAGTTGAACTTAACAACCAGCTCGACATACGTGTCTGCAGCGGTTGCTGTCTCGGCCACTACGTCGATGACGCGGATTGGCAGAGTGTTCGTGGTGGCTGCTGAAGTCGAAAGTACAGCGACCTTCGAGTTCCCAGTTGCGGTGGAACCTGCGTTCTGGACGAGCGACACGTTGTTACCTACAACAGTGCGACCTACGCCAGCAATTACAGTTGTGCCAGACACAACAGCAACTTTATAAAGCTGGTCAGGATCGTCTGCTACATAAGCAACGATGTCATTCGCTGCAGTGTTTGCAGGGAAGTATTGGCTATACAATTCATAACCCAAGTTAGGGTCAGTGTATTTGCAGCCCAAGAATACACCGACTGGTGTAGCTGTAGCTGTGCCTTCATCTTTTTCAAGTGTGCCGTCGGCAATTAACTTCACAAGGTCTCCGTTAAGAAGGTTTGTGTCGTAGCCTGAAGCAATAGGGATTTGACGAGTTGCCCCGGCAAAGACCTGTCCGCCGACCAAATTGATCGGTTTCAGCCCATAGGGGGCGTCAACGGTAGGATAAGCCATTTTAAGCTCCTAAGATTAAGTTCCTTTACCGAAAGTGACCTTCGTTTTCCGTTCATTGAACAGGGGCATACGAGGATCATTTTCTCTCATAAGGTTGTTATCAACGGAGTGCATCTGAGACTTTGCTTGAGACGAATAATATTCGTTCCGCTCTTCAACCAACTCCTTTGGAGCCTTACAGAGCATCAAACCACCGATAACTACGTTGTCTTTGAAGCGTTCTTGCTCAATGGCAACCATAGTAATTTCTGGATGATCTGTTGCCTTTACAGGCTCCCAACCTTCTCTAAGTTTTGAAGAAACATTGGTGGCGTCTACTTGACCCTGCGTGCTAACGCGGACCCAGTGATAGTCGTACCCAGCCTCGGGCGTCGGAGATGGAAGCACCTCTGGACGAGTCCAAGACTTTTTGCGAACTGTACGTTCACGAGTTTCAAGTTCACGATTAATGCGATTCTCAGCCATTTTGTTTCCTCATATCTATTGCAACCTGTTTGGCGTATTGTTCGGGTGTCAACCCTAACCGTTTGGCAATCTGGACCTGTGTACGTGTTAACGTCACTTTCTTGGGCGCTGTGCTCCGCGTTGCGGGGGCAACCACTTGGGCCTTTTTACGCTTCGGTTCGGTATCCTCGAAGTTATCGGGGAAGACCTGACGCATACGAGAGTCAATCGTCTCGTAGTATTCATCACTTTGTGGGCTTACGCCCTGTTTGACAAGTTTGTTGTGCAACCCCAGCGCCAAACTTGTCATTTCATCGTCGCTGCCAAACCATGAATTAGTCTTTTGCCAATTCGCGGCCCGTTCATCGACTTGTACTGCCGGGGCGGTCTGTTCTACCTGCGTTTGTACAGAGGTTTGTGTCTCCTGTAAAGCGGGTAATTTGAAGTTTGCTAACCTATCGGACTTAATCTTAGCATTGGTTAGCTTTTCTTGTGCTTCGAGGACAGCGTCTGAATCACCAGATTCGTACGCTTCTTTGTACGCACGCTTGGCTCCTTCGGTTTCAATC